CACTAATGTATTAATTATAACCGTTGACATGATTCCAGATGGATTACCTATATGTGTATAATAAATTTCATTTAAAGCTATTTGTGGTGTATGTACAATTTCGTCAAATAAAACTTCCCGGGCTGTTTGATTCTCGGGCTCATCGGCATACCATGCATTGATAACATCGCACACGCCCATTATGAATTGAGGTGACATCTTGCCATCCCAACCGGAGAAATCTCCACCGAAGCCCAATGGTGACATTGTTTCCAATTCATTATATAATCTTGTCCATTCAAGCGATCCCGGATCAATTCCTACTGCAGAGAAGAATTTTAATCGGTTATGATAGAACGCCGAATTAAAAGCTCCAAAGAGCCTTCTTCCCACTATGGTATAATCTACTGGTGGTATTGTGAAAACTCGAGTGTTTGCCTCGATAACTTTTGGAATCGATCTCCTTTCATCTTTTAGAGTATCGATCCATAGGCTATCCACTCGTTTACCCTCTTTAGCTTGTTGTAAGCGCTGATCCAATTTTCGTTGCAAATCATTTGATTTAATAATGTATTTGCCTGTTTCATCTAATTGAATATATGGGTGCTTTCCTTTCGCTTGTGGACTCTGATTCCACGGATAACCTGCTGATGTTTTCATATCCATTTTCTGAATAAATTCATCTCCGTGTATTCCATTGAGTGCTTCACATTGAGTAAGGATTCGTCTTTCGACTTTTCCCTCCAATGGTATCATAAGATCTTTCAAATTAGATATTACTCGCGCTAATATTGGTGAATTTACTATAGGCGCTACTGTACCATATTTCTCAATGCCCTTTCGTAATGGCGTTGTCTCCTTAACGAGAAACGCTCGCGGATCATAAAGGGATAATGCCGCTGGTGCGGTTGTTGGTTTAAATATTCGTCCATGTGTAATTGATGGAATTATCTTTGATCTATCAGATATTCGTGGATGTTTAAAAATTGTTCCAACTTTTGTGAAATTACCTTGAGCCTGCACTAAGCCCAATTCGCAACCATCGATATCAACCTTCGGATAATATGGTTGAATAGTCGCTCCAAAATAACGCATGCCTTCATTGATAGCGTCAGATGTTACAATTTGCGCCAAAGCATACCCTTCCGAATCACTTGCAGCGTGAATCCCAACAATCTTCCTTGCTTTATACTTATCAAGCATAACTAAAACGGATCCACACATACCTGGCAAAGAATCGCACCTATATGCCCAGGCTGTTCCTTCTATTACTGGAAATTCCGTCGGGTTCCCTTCTACTTCAGCATACGTTACCATTGCATTTTTCGCAAAGCGTTGTTGAAATACATGCTGGTTCGACGTGTAATTAACAGCTTTGGTATTACGCATCACATCTGACTCCACTCTAAAAACAATTGGTATTCCTTCTGGTGTTGATGAAGCCAGTAATGCTGGAAACTTTGTAACGCGTGTTAAATCATCGTCGGAAATAAAATATTTTGCAATGTCTTTAAATACAGGCATTGTTGCTTCCATTTGATATAACGCAACATCCATAGATATTCGGAAAAGTCTTCGAGCTTCGAATTGACACCGATATTTTACTGGTCCAACTCGAACTTCCGTTGGTACTCCGTCCTTCTGAAGCAATCCATCATACCCACAAAATGTGTGATAAGTCGTCATTACGACGCGACCTCCAATCATTAAAGCACAATTTTCCACTCCATCAACATTAATACGGGCGATATTTCGCACGAGTTGATTTGTTGTAACTTCCATGGCATTCTGATCAATACAACCTTCTGCTTGTTTGGTTGGCATCCGAACTACTGGTTTAAATAAATTCGTCATACGATGTTGAACTTTCGCATGATGACCAGAATAAACTCCCTCTGCTACCAATAAACGCTTAACTCGTGGTTCTCGTAATGTCAAAGCAATAATTTCTTCCACCTCTTCATCAGTCAGATTGTTAAAATCATCACATTGTTCCATAGCATTTTCAAAAATTTCAACCATAGCTTGTGAACCTCCTCGAATACGATTATATAATCCTGCCCATCGTCCTTCTGCATCCATTTTACGAACACGCGGGGATTTAAGCATCGTCGCTAATCGAGTAACTTCTTGAATTTCTTCTTCACCATAAGCCTTCTGTTCTTTGACTTCTGGCACAGCAAAATGTTTAATTGCATAAAATAGCCCAATTCCTCCAGCAAGTAAACCTGCAATGGGGATAATCGCTTTAAAGGCCGCATACCATGGTGGTTTTTCTGCTTCTTCATCTATTCTCTGTAAAGCTTGATAAAAACGATTTCCTTCTATATGGGCATGTGAGCCTCGTGCTGTTATATCATCAATACAATTGTTCACTGCCATAAATTTTGAAAAGTCATTCGCAAGGGTCTCGGCATGCGCTGTATGCATTTTCACGAGTTTTTCGCGATTCTCCTCTGCAAGTTGTTGATTTGCTATATGGTCGCGAAATGCACGTTTCATACCTTCCATAAATTGCATATAAGCTATTGGGGGTCCTCGAAATCCAGGATTGTGCGGATGGCGCTCAATAAATTCCCAATGTGATAAATCTTCGGGAATAAGTCGCGGATCTACTTCATTTGATCCGGCCTTACGAAATTCTGGTTTCACTCGAACTTCATAAAAATAATTCCTACGCCGGTTCAACGCCTCTGCGCATCGCAATTCTGTTGCTGCTATAAAATCCATATTAGATGAAATAACGACAACTTGTGATCGAAACGTATCGCCTTTCTCTTGAATTGCTGCTTTATTCACTTGCATCTGGGTGTTCGATACAATACTAATCATTTCTCCAAGATCTCCTGGTCCTCCAGTACTAGTGGTAATAGCACCGAAATCGTCATAAATAACGGCAAACTGCCCTGTATAACCATCCCAAAAATCAATTGCTGGATTTCTTGACCAAGCTAAATTTGGTGTATCAGCTGGACACTCAGCTAAAATTGGTGGAATTACTGTTGTCAAAAAAGATTTTCCTACTCCCGATCCTCCACAAAGATATACTACAAATGGCACTCTTCTGCTTCCGCTGTTCAGAGCCGACATGTCTACGATCTTAAATAGCCCGTCAATCTTTCGAAAAGACGACTCTAATAATTTATAAACTTGCTGGACTCGTGTACCGCGCTCCACACACGTCTTCAATAGTTCTTTTCCTTGCAAGTGTAAACGCATGACTTGTTGTTGAATTTGATGGTCGTATGCTGCTTTTAATGTATAAGCATGCGAGTCCAAAGAATTAACTTCATCAATCCATTCAAAGAATGGTGTTCCTGGTGCAAAGATATTAAGCCACCATTGAGTCGGAATCACGTAAGACATCCAAACTTGTAACTGTTCTGGGACCGACCTAATAAGTGATAAGGCGAGTTCTGATAGATCCGAAATTTCTTTCTTGATCCCGTTCTTATACCTCAGCATTTCATTAACGTATTTCATCTGGTCCATGTTTGGCGGTTTTCCCGTGATAAGAGTACCCAATCCTTGGGTAAAAAGATTTTGAAACGATTCGGCTGCTTCTGCTCTCATATTCGGCATACCCTCTACAATTTCCTTCGAGCATGCTGTTGTGATCATCATTTTAATAAACGAATCGTAAATCATTGAATCAATGCCGAAAAGGTCGAATAATCGGACAATGAGTGATGGTACTGCGTACATTGCTTTCTTAATAATGGTCATGACAATGTCATAACATATTGCAAGCACGCGAGTTATTTTGCTTAAAAACGGTTTGACAACTGGCATCGTTTCAAGCATTTTCTCGATATTCTTAATAAGATTCGAGAGTTGCGATGCGGCTTCTGATATTGCTGAAGCCGACGCTTTATACGCCTTCAAAGTGGCGTCCATTTCTGGTGTTAATCCCGCAATTTTACGTGCAGCTTCCTTAGCTGAACACGTAGCCTCTACGAGAGAAGGCAATTGATGTTCCATAAATGATCGATTATGTTGTTCATTTTCGATCGAATCCATTTCGTTGCGTGATGGTAAATACGCTTCGAACGTTTCCAAAGACGAGACGGGAACGGGGGGGGGGAAAAAGTCCATGATATCATGAGCTAACCGTTTACCATTGTGGTCAAAAACGTAACCGTTTCCCAATTGACAAAAGGGTACGATAAGTGATCACAAAAGTGAATCGTGGTCCGCGACGGTCGGTCAAACAAAGTCACTCCAAGTCTACTCGGAAACAAGGCCTTTACACAAGGACTTACATGCCATCAAGGCTAGAGTCAAGTCGCGCAACCCCTAAGTCGTATATATTCGCATATCCGATCCAATAGCTACAGCACAAAGGATCATATCTACGGTACGACATGGTCATATTCCAAAAACAGTCCTAACAAAAGAAAAGATGAGAACTTTGGGTTTGAGCCAAAGAATCATAGTCTAATGCGGGTCCAAAAAGAAACTGCGGTAAAGTCCACGTACCTTTAAACGTATAGGATGTATCAGAGTCATAAGGGGATAGTCAAAAGAATAATCAAAGGATTGCAAAGGTCCTAAACAAAAACAAAAAGGGGGGTTTGGGACAAATGTAATAACAATAACGAAGGCTGAATCACCTCCGGCCAATTTTCGAAGCTTGACG